AGTGCTTCCGCAGACATTCTGCATAATAAAGCGCTGCTCGTGATCCGGAAATACCGCAAGCGCTCTGTCAACAGCAGCAATTCTCTTTCGCAGCAGAGCGGTATGCTTTTCAATCTGCTCCGTTACCGACTGAACGGGCTTGGATATTCCGTTGCCATGCACAGCGCAGTCAGGCGTGCTGTATATCCTGTCAAATTCGATGGACTTTATTCGGCGCTTGTTATCCTCATAGCTGCGTGCCACGGAAAGCACACGCTTGTAAACCTCTTTGTCAAGATATTTTGGTATGTATGTCCTCATAGTTTGTCGCTCCTTTTAATTTTGTATTCATTCTCTTCCTCAGTCCCAGATCTCCCGTGAGCAGTCCCACTATCATTACTGCCTTGTCGGCGATATCGTAAATAACGTCGGACTTTTCAAGCTCGCTCCTGAGAGTGCCCGCCTGCTTAATGTTGTACTGATACTGTGCATACATCAAAGTGTACCTCTTGTGCTCTTCAATGTCCTGACGATATTCCGAGTACGCTATCCGCTTCATGCGTTCGGCAAATTCCCGGGGCATTTTGTCAAACTTATATTTCTCATACAACCTGCGCAGGCGGTCAAAGTATCTGTACTCGGGAGCAGGAAGAGGGTCGATGTTAATGCTGCCGTCGTATGCCTGATGTTCAAGTTTCTTTATTTCCTGCACAGTCAATACGCATCACTCCTTTTTCAGCAATTCGGGATTATCGTAAATGTTGCCGATGACCTCTGCCGCAAATTCGTCGGTTTTACCTATTGCAGCACATCTCAAAATAGATGAATTTTCCCAAGCGGCAGGATTTGGGGCGTTGACATAGCGCACACCAAAGCTTGAAATTTCATCAATCCAAACAATCACACCAATTCTTGTAGCAGAATATGCAGTACCCTTAACGATATCCCCCTCGAAGATTTTCACGCCGTTCTTGTCGGTCAGACCTGTGTACTGTCCCGCAGTTTCCGGGATAATATCACACCATAAACCGTCTATGTCGTCTTTATTTTCAGAAAGAATAATAATTTGTGGCTTGTTCTCTCTTACAAGGTCTATATCCCAGTTGTACGGACTATATATGCCCTCAACCCATTTACCACCTGGCGTTTTCCCTCTGAACAAAATTTCACGCATTTTCATAGTATCCCTCCACATAGCACCACGACTGCGGTGCTTTTTTTAAAAAATTTAAACAACGCCATTCTGTGTTACATTCTCCATCAACCCTGTAAAATTCCTCTTCTGTCTCACTGATATACTCATACCCGACGGGACAGGTGGGGCAATACGGCATTTCCGGGCAAATGCAAGGCTTCCGGAACTCGCTTAATGCTTTCGGTCTGCTATAGATCGTGAGGTCGGATATGTGCCAAATATAAGCCGTACAATCTCCGATATAATCCCAGTATTCTTTGCTAGTGAGGCAGGATTGCTTAAATAATACAGGCGCATTAAACACGGTGTTCGGGGGTAATGTTTCAATATCGTTGCATATAAATTCGCCAATTACACCACCGTTGAAGATAGTCCACTTTTCCTCTGCTTCTTTTCTCCCATATCCTCCAAGCAGTGTATACTCCGTGTGCCAATCACCCCGAAATACATCGCCAACCACAAGATACGGTCTCGCCTTTGTGCAATAAATATAGCACTTAAACGGCGGTTTCAGTTTTGGCTTTGTCTTGCGGACTTCAATAGTCTTTTTCCCGTTTGCAATAAGTTCACACCACTTCGGCTGAATGCTGATTAAAACAGCTTCTTTATCCATTGTCAGTCCTCCTGTAAATATTTGCACCATCTCTGCTTGTCGCACGTTGGTGCTGTTGTATTCCTCGGACGGGATTTGCAGTTCCAACTATGACCCTTAACATCTGCATCTTTGTGCCAGCCTGCCGCACGCAGCGACACACCGCTTTCGGTATTCAAAATATATGTTATTATTTTTTTATACCCCATTTCCTTTGCTATCCGTGCAGCCCTGGCATATAAAAAACTACAAACGTTCGGCGTGCCGTCCGAGCACAATCGTACAACCTCGACAGTTTCTCCGTTGTCCAGATTTCGTGAAACTGGGCGTGCGACTTGCACGATGCCGACTAATTGCCCCGCAACTGCACAGCCTATACGAAATTTGTCCCTGTGGACATGCTCATGATGTCTATGCAACTTGTCAACAAATTCGTTTGTTGTCCGTAATTCAACGGGTACCGCTTTCATCAACTTGTTGGCTTTTTTGACGGATTCAACGTCATCAATCTCAATCATCTTCCTCACCGCCCTCCAGCATATCGGAAAAATCATCAGATGAATTATCCTCCGCCTCAGAGTTATCATTGAGCTGATCCTGGAAAACAAGACGTGTCAGCACGCCGATAAATTCTATGGGGTCAACATTGTCTCCGGATATCTGAGTGTAAAATGCCTTGAACGCATAAAACAGGTCTGTGAGTATCGGTGTTGCATTGCCGTCCTCAGGGATATCAATTTTCCCAACCGCATTGATTTCACGGTCATCTTCGTCCTTAAAAGCGTCAGAAATCGCTGTTAAAAATATAATTTTGTTTGCCATTCTATCCATTTTATTTTCCTCCTGTTATTTTTTGTTATCAATTTTTTCTGAATCTCCCGCAGCCACGATGCACGCAATAGCCGCAATTACCGTTATACCGATGATAAAACCTATCAGAAATCCGCCCAGAAACATCATTCTTCACCGCCTTTTATCGTTCTGAGCAGCTCCATAAGCATTGTCCTTCGGTCACCGTAATTCATTCTGCGTTCCTCAGCCTTCGCCTTTTCGATATCCACCTTGCGGATTTCACGATTGCAGTTCGCAATCTCACTGTTTATAGCATCAGCAATGATTTTATTCTGCTTGACTGCCTCAGCCGCAGCCTGCAGCGCTTCTGCGTCCTGGTGGAATATTTCATCGTCGCCGTCATCGGTAAAATGACCCTCAGCTTCGGTTTTCAAATCCTCAAGATGACTTATGATTTGATTTTCATTCATTTTTGCATATCCTCCTAATTTCGATTTAAATGCCGCTTTTAGGCGCTTTGTGTTTTGATGTGGAATTACCCTACCCACATCCGTAAAGTTTCGTACAGCTCATTTCTGTGGGCTTGTCGTTGATTTGGATTTTCTTTTTGTAGTTGGCTTTCATTTCTGAACGCCCTCCATATTCCTCAGCACCGTTTTTTCGGTAACATCTTCGCCACGTGCCGCAGAAACGATTTTAAGGGCTGTTTTAAACGCTTCGCTGACCTCGTTGGGTAATTTGACTGCCATTTTGCAAAGTGCCGTACAGAGCGTTTCTGTGGCTTTTACCACTTCCTGGTGATTTTTGCAAATCTCGGAGTATTTCAGATATTGAGCAAGGTCGTTCCTGTAATCCTTGTAGAATATGAGCTTCTGAGCCTTAGCATCTTCAAGAGATATTTCCTTATGGCTGAATTTGTTGTAAACACCGCAGAGCCGCTCAAAATATCTGTACTCTGCGGCTGGAAATTCGGAGTAATCTATGACTGTTCCGCTGCACCCTGCCTTATAACAGTCATTCTCCAGCTTGTGAAAAACCTCGGGGTCAAAGAAATCGGGCAGATTTTTTACATAGGCTCTCGTATTATCGGCTTTCATTTTATCAGACCTTTCATTTTACGGTAGGTGTGGTAGTCAAAGCGTGCTGAACAATTTCATCAAGATCGAAGCTCGGCGCTGACCGCTTTTTTACATTGTCCTTCTGAAGCCAGTCCATAATGGTACTGTAATGATTTTCATACGGACGTTTGCCGCTATTTTCAAGATATCGGTCAATTCTTGCTATGTAATCCGAAATGACCTTTTGACCGTATTTCCCGCAAAGCTCCAAATATTCGGAGGGCTTAAGTCTGATGTGTTGTCCGTAGGTAGTTTCCGTCTCGTCTTCGGCGTTTTCAACACTACTTTCATTTACTTTACTTTTATTTACTTTACTTTCCTTTACTTTGTGGGGGTTATTCTCGAAAAAACTGTCATTATTCTCGGAAAAACTATTGTTATTCTCGGAATAATTTTCATCGGGGCGCACTTTAATAAAGCTTTGGGTCTCATTTTTTTCCAAAACCCAGAACTTTGCCTCGACCTGCACGGGATTTTTCAGAGCTCTCTGCTTGATAGCCTCTTGATATCTCCGCTGTATTCCCTTGGACGTCAGGATCTTGTCCGCCTTAAAAAGTGTGTCATCAAACAGTGACCGTTTAAGGAAGAAGCTCAACATCTGTCCTATTTTTTCATCTGTCATTCCCAGATCAGCGGAAATGACGTATCTGAAATCATCGTCACAAACGATGTAAAAACCATTTTTATAAATCGCACACAGTAAATAAAAATAAAGTAAAACTCCGTCCGAGCCGAAATGAGCACGGACGATCTTCAGCTTTGTATCGCTGAAGATGTCCACATCAGTCGGGAAATAGTCAAGTCCTTTTTTTACAGGTCTTGCCACTTATATCCCTCCATATCAGAACGGCAGCTCGCTGTCGCTGACTACTTCCTCAAAATCGCTCAGATCAGCAGCGGGAGCAGTCTGAGCAGGGCGCTGTGCTGTCTGTGCAGGTTTCGCAGCCGTTCCGCCGTTATCGTTTTTACTGCCGCAGAAGCTTACCTTGTCGGCATAAACTTCGGTAACATGGTGACGGACATCGGGATAGCGCTTGTCATCATAGGTTCTTGTGCGCAGCTGTCCCTCAACGGCTATCATGCTGCCCTTGCTGAAATATCTGCATATAAACTCCGCAGTCTGTCTCCATGCCACAACGTTGATGAAGTCTGACTGCCTTTCGCCGCTGCCGTCCGTAAAGTCACGCTGCACGGCAACGGTAACATTGCAGGAAGATACTCCGCTCTGGGTCTGTCTCAGCTCGGGGTCGGCAGTGAGCCGCCCCATGCCTATCCATTTATTTATCATCAGATGCACCTCCGAGAAGTTCGATTATTCTTGCCGCCGTTTCGGATTTATTGCAGAAAAGAAATTCCACGCCATATGAAATGTGGCACTGATAAATTTTTTCCTGCAGGACATGCCCCGTAACAGTGGAATATCTGCTGTTCCATTTGACCACATCGGGAATGGACTTTATGCCCTTGCCATGCTCACAAAGAACGATCATCTTTATGCCCGAGGAATACGCCCTGCGTACTTCCCGCCAGAATCTGCCCTTGTCCTGCGGATTGGTGAGGTTAGTCGCAAGCTCGTCAAGATTTTGCTTGCGGTCTATAACGAGCTTTTCATTCCCCTCGATCTGATAGTCTGCAACGTCCATTTTCCTGATATTGTAGTCAATGCCGTTTTTGTCAAAATACCGCAGGATATGGGCGTTTTTCTTCTCTCGGCTGTCACAGATTACCATTTCCGTCACCGCCCTTGAGCGCTGCTGTAAGGTCTGCGGCAGAGCTTTCCGCCTCGCCTCCGAACCATTCTGCGGCAGTGCTTTCCTTTGCCTTTACAGAATTGAAAATGTCGATAAAATCAACAAGTTCATCGGGTGTCATGCTGTCAACGGAATGCTTAAGCCGTCCTTCTATCTGCTCTTTGGTAACGCCCATTTTTTCAAAAGCAACTACCATATCACGGACACGGTCTGAAAGCGGCTTGCCGTTTCCTCCTGCAAGGGTCTTTCTGCACTCTTCTACCGCTGCTTCAACAAGATCATTGGGGAGTATTGCAAGGATACGGCTCCTGAGCCTGCGTGCGCCCATATTGGCGTTATTCTCGTAAATATCACGCTGAGAGGTCAGCACCTTTGCGGTCTTGTTGACCTCACGAATATGCGGATTTGTAAAGTTCTGGGTGCTTATTGTATTGGTCTGCATATCCCATGCATACGCCTGCATTTCGCTCTTGCCGTTATCCTGCGAAAGCTCTTTTATGCCGTAGTCGATATTTCCCCAGCAGCGGGCAAGCTCTTCCGCAAAGCGAATTGTAACGCCGCTGACGGTGCTCCCGCCTCTGCTGTACGAAAAGAAAGCTTTTTCTGCAATTCCTTTTCGCTGGCACAGCTTGATAACGTCAGCATAAGCCTTTACTTCATCACGGGGAAATCTCTTCGCAATAACAAGCTTTCCCTGTGCTTCTGCGATGGCACGGCTTGATTCTATCGCCACGGTTCCCTGATTGATATTATCAAGTCCTGCCGAAATTCCGTTGGCACCGAAATTCTGCGGCGCATTGTTCTGATATGTAACGGGTGCGTTTTCCATAATTATTCAAACTCCTTTGCAAGGTAGGCCGGCAGTCCCAGAACATTTATGTTATGGAATTTGCCGAGATAGCCGTACCAGTTATTGTTTATTTTACAGTCATGATAAATGCCCAATGCTTCCCTGAAAATATCATAACCGTACTGTCTGTAAATCTCGTCTGCCTGCATGATATTCACTGCGTAAGGCGGCGTTTTTTCAATAGCAATGAACACAAAGCTGCATTCACGGCCCGTTGCCTGTTTTACGCCTTCACAGTACATGGCAGCCTGGAGAGGATATCCATAGTCAATGGATTTTTTCATAAACTTGTCCGTTGCAGCATTCTCCGTGGTTTTCAGATCCACAACATATACAGCACCGCCTATTTCGGTAACACAATCCGCACGGCATTTGCAGCCCTCTCCCGTAAGATTATCAGTCCAGAAAAATGGCTTTTCAGGGTCTCCTGAAAGCAGCTGACGCACAAATGAATCGGACATCAGCTTATTTTTCATTTCCATGATCTGCTCCTGCCATTCACTGGGTATCAGCACCTTGTTTTTATTCAGTGCGATAAATTCGCTCCAGACCTCTTTTCCCGCTTTTGTCCGTCTGTCACAAGAAGGGGGAGCGGCAAAATTGTCATCATAAATTTCGGGCTGTAATATAGCCATATGGAACGCCTGTCCGAATATCAGCGCATTTGTCGGAGGCTGAGGATTTGAACGCAGATAATTGAATTTTTCGGGACCTTCCGATATCAGCTTCCAGAGTTCAGAGCGGCTTACAGATGGGTGAGAACGGTATTCCGATTCAGTCATCTTCCTCTGCGTCCTCCTCGTTCTCTATGTCGTTATCGTCCTCAGCGCCGTCATGCTCCGCATCGCTCAGATATCTGTCCTCGCAGCGCTGAAAAGCACGGCTGTTGCACAAAAAATCAGAAATTTCCATCTGTGATGTCCTCCGCCTTTTCTGCGGTGTCATGCTCACCCGCAAACGCCAGAATATCTTCACGGCTGAAATACTTCGACGCCTTTGTGTAATTGATAATAGCGTCATACATCGACGCTTTGCGGATATATTCCGCAATCTGTTCAATAGTGATTTCCATTTTTATTCCTCCTCAAAAAGTGACATTTGTTCGTTGGCTTGGGGGATTTACCCCCACTGTTCAGTTCACAAAGCTGTAAAACATTCGCCGACAATTTTTGATATACGGCTGTACAGATGATGCTCGTCAATGTTCTTTTCGATTATCTTGCGCTGTGCAGCCTTTAACCCTCTGCCCTTGAGCCACTGCGTCTTGTTAAGCTCTGAATTGAATTCCTCGGATTTCTGCAAAGCCTCCGTCACCGATTTGCAGGGGATAAAGTAAATATCGCCTGCATCGTTGACGTTCCAGCGTCCGCTGATTTCCGTGTAAGCATTTTCACGGGTTGCGCCGTAATGATACGGACGTTCATCATCGTCATTGCGCTTGTAGTCCTCGAGCTTCTCAATGAGTGAGAGAGCCTTTTCACGGTAGTTTTCTTCATCGGCAGAAACCACGAAGCAGTGGTGAGAATAGTAATACTGCGATACGATAAGTACATATTTTATATCATTCATACTTGACAAATCCTCCTAAATGCCTTATAATAAGGCTGTCTTATTTATCTTTTTGCCGTGTACGGTTGCCGCCGTCACGGCTTTTTCTTTATTCGTCATCATCGCTCTCGCTCGCAAGACGAATATTTTCGATGTACTGGCACAGCGTGAAAATCGCTAATATAATGACAATCCCGACAGCGGAGACATGATATGCTGTCTCAAATATTACTGCTATCACTTGCTTTTCTCCTTTCTTTTCTTTGCAAAGTACCCGTCGTCCGCAGTGTCGATGATGTACTGGGGCGACTGTACATATCTGCCGTATGTCATGTCCAGCTCGCCTGCTCTGCGGCATACTTCTTCGATGCTTGGGGTTTTGGAGACCTTAGAAGCATCACACTTCTTCTTTCTCGCCATATCAGCACTCCTTGCAAACATCAGTGATAACCGCCTCAATCAGATCGTCAAGACTGTTCTCAGATAATATCCTGTCCCTTGCCTTAGCTTCGGCAGCTTCCCGTGACCCAGCCGATACGCTGTACACATCGTTAAATGCGCCGCTTCTAAATCTGAGGTGAACATATACGTTGTATGTGCTCATTACTTTACACCTGCCTTTTCCTTAGCCGCTTCGAGCAGCTTCTTGTCGATGATGCGCTTGAGGCATTTTGCCATAAGCTCAGGGCTTGGCTCGTTCACGAGTATGATTCTGCGTCCGCTTTCGGACATCATTTCTCTGGTGGGATAGTTCTTGTCCATAATAATCTTCTCCTTCCTGTCCCGAAATCGGGACAGATAATGCGATGTGTTGACTTAACCTACCTCCTGCTGTATAATATAATGATAAATCATATATAAAAGGAGGAAATAGTTGTGAATGAACTTTTTGAATTTGTATCTAATGATTATATCTCTACGTATGTCGCATTGGCTGGATTTATTATTTCGGTTATCAATTCTGTTTATCTGATATCGTCAAATTCATTTAAGATAACGCTTGTTTTAAAGAGCTTTGCATTTTGCGATAATCATGACGGTCATCCAACATATTTTGAACTAACAATCGAAAACAAATCGAGGGTTCCAATATCAATCTCACGAATGTTTTTAATTATAAACAGCCAAAAATACGAATTCCAATGGGAAACAGAGCGTATAGGACATTTTGAATTTAAAACCAATGGTAAGGTTACAGAAGAATATTCAACCTATTCATTGACGCTGCCACAGAATATAACTGGAATGGGAGCGATTGGAGGGTTTTTCTTTGTTCCGACAGATGATTCCATTACCAAAACAGATTTTTTAAATTCTCAGCTTTGGATTGAAATCCACACTAATAGAGGTAAAAAAAGGTTTAAAGTCGATTTGGCAAAGTTGTCTGAGCACTTATAATTTGTATTCGCTCTTTACACTCATCAAGGATTGCATATGAGACCTCAAATGTTATATGATTTGCTGTCAAGCAGTTCAGAATTTCGGAAATACATTTTTCGCAATCTGAGCTGCTGTTTTTTTCACTTGATATATCTTTTTTACCTGCGATGTTGGTATGTATTTCTACCATTTTCTCACTTCCCTTCTTTATCTGTCCTGATTTTCACACAGAAGAATTTCGTTGATTGCCGAAACGACTTTTCCGCTTGTAATATCCCCTACAAGGATTTTGTACAGATTGGAACTGTCCACATAAATATTGGGATATCTGCTTTTAATTTCCGATATCAGCCATTCCTGCTTGTGGTTCTGCTCCATAAGAGCAATCTTGACCTTTTTACCGTAGTCACATAACGGCTTCTTGTATTCTGACAAAATTACACCTCCCATATTGTAAAATATCACGATTGACAGTTACGGGAAAATGTAATATAATATATTTGCAAGATTATATTTTTACGTTCTGCCGTAAACTGTATTTTTATTATATTACGCCACGGCGTAAATGTCAATAGTAAATTTACGATTCGGCATAAATTTGTCAAGGTTAATAAAAGCGGGTGCATAATTATGTCTAATTTGTATGAAACTATCGAAAATTTGTGCGAAGCCAACAGCATAAACATAACCAAAATGTGCAAGGAAGCAGGCGTAAGCCGAGGATCATTAACAGACCTCAAAAAAGGAAGGTCAGCAGAATTGAGCACAACCACCATGAGCAAACTCGCAGAGTATTTTGGAGTGTCAACAGACTACCTTCTTGGGATAGATACCGATAATGTCAAAGCCTATGACGAGCACGGAGAACCATTATTTATAGACGATGAAGTCAGAGAAATTGTTGACAGCCTCCGAACCCGCCCGGAAATGAAAATCCTCTTTAGTGCCAGCAAAAAAGCAACTAAAGAGGATATAATGAAAACTGTAAAAATCATTGAAGCTCTGAGGAATGGTGAGAATGATTGATTACATAATCAGATATATAGACTTGCCGTACACCATCAAAGGCGTAACAGTTTTAGATTCTGACGGATTTTATAATGTTTACATAAATTCTCACCTGTCGTGGGAAGAACAGAAAAAGGCAGTCAAACATGAACTGGAACATATACGCCGAGATGACTTCGATAATATTTGTGCATCGCTTGAAGAAGTCGAGGCTATGTAAAATATAACAATACTAACTAAGGACGTGATTTTATGGGACTTAAGTTCAGAAAAAGCGTAAAATTGGGCTGTGGCGTTAGAATAAATTTTAGTAGTTCAGGCATAGGCTATAGTATTGGAACAAAGGGCTTTAGAACAACCATAAGCCCTCACAGACGAGTTACAAGCAGAATAACCATACCAGGCACGGGTCTTTATTATACTTTAGGCAGCAAGGGGCGAAAAGGCGGCGGAAGGCCGTCCCATGCGTCACAACCATCGCCAGAAACCGAAAACATTCAAATAGGGCTTGGCGTTACATCAAATACCACAAGTGCAGATATAACTAATTTTCAGCCAGCTGAATATGATGATTTATTAAAACGTCTTAAAATCGCCTATTACTCGCAGATGCTCGCCATTATTTTGGCTATCTTCGGTCCCTGTATATCCGTGGGGTTATATGACCGATTTTCTTTTTCCCCCGTTATAATGTACATATCTATCGCTGCTTTTTTAGCGGTGTCTATTGCAATCCTGCTTCTCGCTGTTGTTGATATGGATTATAATCTCGATGCCGAATCCAGCGAAAATTATAATAACTATTGTGCATCATGGGATTTTGTAAATACAAGCAGAGGGAAATGGCAGCAAATTACATCAACAGCTGTAACAGATAGAAAATATCACTCAGGCGCAAATACTGTTGTAAATTTAAAACCATTGACAATGACACATAGATGTCCTCGCTTTATGCGCACAAACATCGATATATGTTGTATAAATATGTTTTCAGAAAAACTGGTCTTTCTTCCTGATAAACTACTGATTATACGCAGCGGAAAAATAGGCGCTGTAAATTATGTTGATATAAAAATATCGTATTCCAAGCGTAACATCACTGGTGCACAAGTTTGCTCCGACTCTGAGATAGTAGGATATACATGGAAATATGTAAATCGCAATGGCAGTCCAGACAAACGATTTAAGGATAATAAAAAACTTAATATCTGCAAATGCGGAGAAATAACATTAACGTCAGCTTCTGGCTTAAATGTCATCATAGTATTATCAAATAATAAGGTAATCGATGATTTAATGAAATAAAAAATCCCCCGAACCATACGGAACGGGGAGAGAGGAAATGTTCAGGAGATGAAAATATGGTTGACAAATTAAGGAGAGTGTACTCAATGAAAAAAATAATATCAGCTGTTCTTGCAGTCATGTGTGTGATGTCAGTTTTTTCAGCGTGCGGCAGTGAAGCAGCACCAAATACCGAGGTGACTGTTTCCGAATCCGTGTCCGAAGAGGAGCAGAGCAGTGACAGCGTTATCAGAAATATTAAATGGGGTATGTCAATAGGCGAAGTGAAATCCTCCGAAACTGCTGAGTTTGATAGTGAAAAGGAAAATAAAAGCCTGCGCTATAAAAACATTGATATGTTCGGTCAGAAATTTGATTTGACATATGCTTTTGATGTATCTGACGGTTTATATTCGGCTGTATATGGCAGTCCTGATCTTATGCCCGATGATGCGGCAGCTCTCCAGAAGTCAATAATAGACACATTGACAGAAAAGTATGGAAAAGGTGAAGACGGCAGCCCGTTGTATGATCTTATCTGGTATTCCGGTGATACTAAAATATCACTTTTTATCGGTACACCAAAGGACAATGATACCCTTACATATTTCAGAATATGGTATCAGAAAGATGATGATGCAGCCAGCAGATCCGATAATGGAAATCTTTGATTTATAAATAAACATCCCCGCTCGATGTTGCAGCACCGAACGGGGAGAGAGGAGGATAAAAATGAAAACCGAAGATATTGAAAAAGGCATAAGTACGGTGGATAAAGCCTTGTCTTTAAGTGAAAGACTTATTAACGCATTGAATGATAATATACCAGGGTTAAAGGCTAATCAGCTTTATATAAAAGAAATTGAAAATAGCGATAAATTATCAACACCCGAAAAAATGGCTCTGCTGTATAATGCAAAACCGTTGAAAAAGCAAATGCAAAACTTATATTCAGTATATGAACTTGCTGACATTATGTTAAAAGACAAAGGCTCATCATTAGATGAATCTGAACTTGACAATGAAAGTGAATGGTTCGGTATGTTTAGTGATATAGCTAAAAATGTATCTGATGAAGAAATGCAGCATATTTGGGCAAAAATCCTCGCAAGTAAATGTGAGGATAAGAAATCAGTTGATAAAAAGCTACTTTCTATTCTACAAGTAATGGAATATAATGATGCGGAAATTTTCTCTTATATTTGTGCGAATTCTGTTATGATAAATGCTGTTGGAGTTTTTAATCTTCCCGTTTTTGTCTATTATTTTGACAGTGACAATGTTAATCTTTGGGGTGATTGCGGTATTTATGACAAGAATTTAATTAATCATGTATCATTAAATCAAATGCAAAGCTTAGGACTTATTACTTATCATTCATCGAGAAACGCTACATTTTGTATATGCCAGCGTGAAAAATTGAAGGTAGATTTTAATATGAATTATTTTGACGAAAAGATAAAAATAAAATCATCAGTAAAAAAAGAATTGAATTTAGGTGTAGTAGAATTAACTAAAAGTGGGTGTCAATTAGTGAATATATTATATAATGATCAAAGGCCAAATAAAAACTTAATGCTTATTGATAAATTGATTGAGCATTATAAAAAGCTTGGATATGAAGCAAACCGAATATAACAAACTCACTTTATATCAAATGCTTTGTCAATAATCAACTTTATTTCGCTATCTGAAAGCTTTTTACAGCTTTTTGACATACGTATCAAAAATTCTGCCATAAGAACTTTGTGATAAGAGGACATTGTGATATCATTTTGTATATCATTCAAGGAGGTTTTTAATACTTCTTTGCGGATTACAGCAACAGAAGCTTTCTTAAGCTGGAGCAGTTGATCAATCAAAATTGTCGTTGAATACAAAATAATACTTAGGATAATAGTAAATCCTATCCATATCCAAAAGCTGCTGAAAATAAATTGTAATATTTCAAGCATATCTGAAAGCCTCCCACAAAGCAATATATGTATATTTATATTATATCATATATTTTTATGTATATCAAGAGATAAATAAAAAACGCCCGAAAAGATGAGCACAGGAGGAATTAAATGAAAACCGCCGTAATATACGCCCGGTATTCGTCCGACAAGCAGACGGAGCAGTCCATTGAAGGACAGCTATACGACTGCTACAATTACGCCAAGCAGCACGATATAACAGTCGTGCGGGAATACATAGACCGAGCTATGACGGGCAAAAACGATGATCGTCCCGCCTTCCAGCAGATGCTTCATGAAAGCGCCATGCACAAGTGGGATAGTGTTATTGTGTGGAAACTTGACCGCTTTGCACGCAACACCATAGACAGCGCCGTAAACCGTCAGATTTTAGCTAAAAACGGCGTGAAGCTGCTGTCCGTCATGGAGAGCTTCGGGGACGATGCCAGCGGTCAGATGATGACCCATATCATTGAAGCAATAAACGAATACTACAGCGCCGATCTTCGGGAAAAGACTATCCGAGGAATGCGCCAGTCGGCAATGAAGGCTCAGACCACGGGACATATCCCGCTGGGTTACAAGGTCGTTGACAAGAAGTTGGTCATTGATGATGAGACCCGAATTATACCCGAAACTGTGTTCAGGATGTACGCAGAGGGGGAGAGGCTCACCGACATAGCCAATCATTTGAACTCTCAGGGCTATCGCAACCGCCGAGGCAGACCGTTTACCACAAATAGTTTTTACAATATGCTAGCTAATGAAAAATACATAGGCATTTACAAATACGACGATATAGTGATCGAGGGAGGAATACCGCAGATGATACCCAATGAAGTTTTTGAGGCTGTAAGAGAAAAGCTGATAACCAACCGCAAGAGAGCCGCCAAGAACACCGCCAAAGCCGACTATTATTTGTCGGGCAAATTATACTGCGGTCACTGCGGAGAGCCTATGAGCGGGCTGTCAGGCACAGGACGCAACGGGGTCAAGCACTATTATTACCGCTGTAACGGCGTGCAAAAAAAGTCAGGCTGCCACAAGAAGCTGGAGAATAAATATCTGATAGAAGACGAGGTGTGCAGAGCAGCACGGTCGGCGTTTGAGCAGATGGACAAGGCGGAGACTGCCGAGACCATTTATCAGATGTATTTGCAGACGGTCCGAAATGAGTATGCGCCCGCCGAACTGGAAAAGGAGCTGACCGAATGCACTAAGCAGGCTGAGAACGTTGTGAACGCCATAGCTCAGACAGGCGGAAATCAGCTGCTTTATGATAAGGTCAGGGAGCTGGAAGAGCGCAAGGAGCAGCTCAGCTCCGCCCTCAGGCTGTCTCAGGCGATGACCGACAACGTCCCCTCTGTGGAGCAGATCACTGTGTTTATAGATGATATCCTCGCAACCGATATCAACACCACCGAGGGCAAGAAATCTATCGCCGACATCATGATATCAAAGGTGTATGTTTACGACGACAAGCTCACGGTCATTTTCAAGGACAAGGACGGCAAAAGCGTTGATATACCGCTCTCAGCCGTGTCAGATAGCTCCTCAGCGGATTGTGCTCCCTCTGCGCTGGGGAGCCAATCACGCATAATCCGAACACTTTCGTCACTAAGAATGTGTTCGGATTTGTTGTTTATTTTTGATTTTGATATTGAAACCGTCCGAATTTTTATAAGTTCGGGCGGTTTTTGTTATCATAAAGTAAAATTCGCATTAGGTTTGAGTGCTGATTATAAGGTCAAGATAGAATTTATGCAAATTGTTATCTTTGTATAA